CCTGTCTCATGTTACTCATGAAGACATCGCCAACTTCACCGGTTGCCCAGTAGTTATGCTGCCATTCAGTGTCGTAATTGACGGAGATGTTGGTCATGTCCATCGGGGCTTTGAAGTTGAAATCAGCTTCTTTTAGCTTTGCCATTGTAGTGTCGCCCACCGGCATCTCATCCCAGTTTTTCATGTTCAAGAAATCGTGGATGTCGCCATGCTTCCAATGGAGACTGGCGTACATGGCGCTGCGCCGTGACCCGCCTTGCATGACATTGCGGCCAATGCCGTTAACCAGTTCCATCATCGGTAATGGCCCAGATGCTTCACCACCAGTTCGGCTCAAACGCTTGCCTGAAGGGCGATAGATCGAGTAATCCACGCCAATGCCGCCGCCAGACATGAGAGCAGACGTGGCCTTGTTAGCCAGCGTTGCCCAGTCTTCACGGTTGTCATTTTCAGCTTTGAGCAAGAAACAGTTATTGTAGTATTTTACATCACGCCCGGCGTACCAAAGGTAACGACCACCAGGGATGAACTTCATTTCGGTCATGTAGTAGACCAGCTGATCCACCTCAGTTGGCGACATTAGCCCGTCGCAAACTTCATGGACCAGGGTAGCAGCTAAGGATGCCCATGTTTCGCATCCTTCGTGCCGGTATTTCAAATTGAAGATGTCTTCAGCGAATTTATTTCTAAACGTCATTTATGTAATTCTTCCTCCTCTGGGGGTTTGCTATGTTCTGGTTTTGTTCTCATTGTGTCAATCAATCTTTCCAGGTACCAACCTGCCTTCTCAACATCCTGTACCCCGGCTTTATGATCACACCGCCAGTTGTATTTGATGATGTTGCCTCGGCAGAACGCAGCGAACCCTTCAGGGCCTAAAGCTGACCGAATCGCATCGATGCATTGGATGTCCCCTTGCGTGTAATGCGGGGGGCTGTTGACCATGTCTGGTTCTTGATTTTTCTTTTTCATTTGCATCTCCTCATGCTCTCGATTGAGCCTCATGAACTCCTCATGTCTGATGATTACGGGGTCCATAGGCGTACACTTTCAATTTCTGGATGCCATTCTGACCAGCGTAGTATTCGCACCAATCTGGCTTGCCTAATTGCGTCGTCACGGGTCATCCCGGCTTTGATGTAAGCTGCCTCAACAACACCCCAGCTTGGGCGGCTGCCGAGGATGGTTTCAGCTTTCTTGTCGCCAACACCGGGGATGCCTTTTATGCCGTCTACCGGGTCACCCTTGAGACATTGGATTAAGAAATTACGATCAGCTTCTGCTTCAGTTATTGTCAGAAGTTCATCTGACATTGGTCTGTAAAGTTTACCTTTAATCGTTTTCAAATCTTTATCATCACTGACGATGATGCACTTGCCCACATTTGAAGGCATGGTGGCAAGGATGCCCAAGCAGTCGTCTGCTTCGAGCGTCGGTTTGCTAAATGTTTTGAAGTTAGCCTTTACCCAATCACACAAGGCAACGAAGCCTACTGGCTTGCGTGTACCCCGGCGATTAGACTTGTATGTTGGGTCTACTACCTTGCGAAAATTGGCATGTGGATCAGACAAACAAAAGACATGTTCTTTAATGTCGAGCCGGTCTTCAATTCGTTTGACCTGCACCTCGAAGGCACGTTTGGCCTCGGCCACATCGGCGTACAAAGTCCACACATCGCCGCCCCAGTTTATTTCTGTTTCAGCTGAGATGGCTGCCTTCCAAAGCAGGATGTCGGCGTCAATCAGTGAAAACATTTGCCACCTCCGACATCCATTCCAAACCGGCTTCAGTCACCATCCATTTATTAGTGAAATGCCCTGGTGAGAGTTCGGTGGACATCAGCCCCTCACTGGCCAGCAAGGCGACTTCGGTCGCTGCTGTCCTGGCAAAGTCTGACTTAGTGGTGAATGGCCGTGTCCGGGCCTCCAGCAAGACGGAAAACAAAATGCCAAGCACTTCCTTTTCTGTATCGCTGCTAGTGTGTATCGGCCCAGGTGAGTCCGACTGAGTATTCTGCTTCGATTGGGCACTGGATGTTGAAAGCTCGTCCCGCTTCCGTTGCCAATCGGCAAATGAGATTACCTGCGTCATGCGGGTCTCCTTTCATTATTTGGGTCTGTAATTCATCATGAATGAAGCTAAGGATCTGAGCGTCCATTCCACGATGCTTGATTTCTTGGGCCACTAACTGGACCCACTTTTTTGCTAAGATTGCTGATGCTGACTGGATCAACACGTTCAACGCCGAATGTGCGCTGCGTATTGTCAGCTGCCGACCATCGAGGCCGATCAGATGTCCACGGCTTTCAAAGGCACGTTTGATCTGGTTCTGTAGGGTTTTGAAGGCAGGGTTAGCCTTGTAAAACTGATCTCGCAGTTCACGGCCAGCCTTGGCCCCTTGGCCAACTGTCTCGCCAAGCCTAGCATCCCCGGCCCCGTAGTTGAGTGCGTAGAGGAATGTTTTAGCTTCCGAACGTGGAATACCCAACCGATCGGCATTGATCTGATGGATATCACCTTCGAGCAGCTGCTTTGCATACTCGCCATTATCAGGCAGGTAATGCGCTAGCACCCTCGCCTCGATCGATGACAAATCTGCACCGATCAGCTGGCACCCCTCTTCCACTGTGAACAACTCACGACATTCTTTGCCGTAGGCTGCCCTAGTGGATGGCACCTGCTGTAGATTTGGCCCAAATGAGCTACATCTCATGGTGACAGCCCCGATCGGGTTGATGGTGTGGCGTATTTTACCATCCTCATCGACCTTACGGAGCCAGGCTGCGTTGCCTTCAGCCAGCTGGCCGAGGCGCTTCTGCAACATGAAACTACGAGCCAATGCCTGGGCTTCTGGGTATGGAAGCCCGACAAGCACCGACTCGCTTAACTTTGCGTCACCAGCTGGTGTGTACTCAGTCGGCTGCCAGTCGTATTTCTCTTTCAAACAGCGTTCAATGTGGTGTCTTGAATTTGGATTAAACTTGACCGGCTTCGATTTAATGATCGGGACGCCCTTCTCGTAACCCAGCTTTGCATTATTAACTTTCGGCACAAATTCGGTGTCGATCGTCCAGCTGGGGAACAAATCCTGCAGCTGCTCTTCTAGCGTTTCCTTCTCCAGCTTCAGCTGTGAGTAAAGCTGCGTAGCTTTTTCTATGTTGAACACCCACCCTGCGTTACCAATCTGGTCGCAGATTTCAGCGATCTGGTGTTCAAATGCTATTGATTTTTGATTATGGCTATCTGGGTTCAATGCCCACCATAGCTTGGCCGTTACGAGCGTATCGAGACGGCAGTAATCCTCCATTTCTTGAGACCAGGCACTCCAATCGGTTGTTTTGCCGAATGAACCCTTATGGACACCTAACCGACAACCCCACGCCTCAAGGCTATGCTTGCCTCGAAGGCGCTTCGGCATTTCCGCATCGGTAAAACCTGCATTGAAATCGTCTGTGATTACGTCAGGCTTCAACATCCGGCCAAGCACAAGCGTGTCCCGCCAGATCATGTCGTCCTTAAACGTGAAATCTGGGTACAGCTTGGCTATGGCCTTACGGTCGAATGTCGTGGAATTGTGGCCTACCAGCAGGTCAGCAGTATTCATGTGACCTAAAGCCTCTTCGATCCTATCAGGGCCGTATGATGTGACCTGATCTAGGTTGTCTAGATTGCGAATGGCTATTGTGTGGCAGGTGGTTAAGTCGGGTAGTAGGTTGTCTGTCTCAATGTCAAAGGCAAAGCGCCTCAACGGTAATCACCAGATCCCGTTAAGGTCCCATTTTCTTTACGACGCCTGAGTTTTTCAAGGTTCATTTCAGCAACTTCCGACAGGCTAAAGCCAATGTCATTGCAGAAGTTTGCCAAGTACCAGAGAATGTCCCCGGCTTCTAGAACCAAGCTAGACCGCATGTCTTCAGTCATGTACTGGTCATCGATCTGCACGTCGTGGTCAGCTGGCATCCCGCTATCACGGATCAGCTTTTTCACATGATTTGCTAGCTCACCGGCCTCCCCACACAAACCCAAAGTCGGGTAAGAGATGCCGTTGTAAAACGCAAAGTCAGCAGCTTCCTCTTGGTATTCATCCAAGCCAAAGTCATGAAAATCAAAAATCTCATCAACTTCACCACTTTCCGGCTCAGGCAGTTGCTCAATCAATTCACGCATTAAGCCTGGCCTCCACTGTTTGACAACATTCTTGTTTTGAAAAACCCGTCATGCCTTGGGTTTTCAGCGTGAAACAGCCGTGCGTAGTAAGCCGCATGGTTGTTGTTCACTTTGTAACCATCCTCATCTGGACCATTACTCAGCATGGTGTGCCAGCGCACCATCTCAAGTATGGTTTGCATCCCGTAATGACTGCGACCTGCTGCAATCGCTTTGTAAGCGTAAAGTTCAATCAGGTCGTAGACTTCAGGATTTTCAGCATGAAACTCACGCCACTTTGCTTCGTATTTGTTAAGCGGTGGTCTGTTGTCATTGTCTGCACTAAGTGACCGCTGGTCATCTAAATCAAATTCAAGTTGTTCATTGAGCATCATCGCTCTCCTTTTCTGTTTGTTGTTCGTTCTGTTCTTCATCGAAGCTAGCCACCGCTGCTTCAAGCAGACGGCCAGTTTCACGGTTGTATTGAAGGGTTCCGGCATCACCGATTTGACCTGAGAAACGGT